GTCTCCTTCTCTATATTACCATCTGCATTAACTCTCGTAGCAGCACTTGCACGAGTGAAAGTAAAATCACCATCACCGCTTACAGGCTTTTGGCTAAACACTTTACCTGTCTTTGTTCCGCTTGGTATAAGTACCAAACTTGATTTATCGTATATGCTCATATCTTACAAAGTTGTTAATGCTGCTAATTCTGAAGCAGTTAATTTAGTTGAGAACCAAGAAAAACTTGAAACCTTTGAACCATTAGTAGGAGGTGATATATCAAAATCGGTGAGAGCCAAATCAAATCCGTTAAGTGTGTAGGTTAATACACCATTAATATATACCAATGTACTATCAGCATCAAATCCGACACCAATCTTAAATTCAGTATCTCCATCTAATGTTGTCCCTTGATTAAAGTTTGTAGCACCTGCAATGTTTGAAAACAATCTTAAAGTTCCATTGCTAAAATAGGTAGCCATTCTATTGTTAGCATCAATTCTAAAATCATATATCTCGCCAGCACTTCCTGTATAGGCATTATATGGTTTGTAGTGGAAAACAAAAGAACCTTGATTAGAACCAATCAGATTATTTGTTTGAATATCAGTAATGCTTAAAGCATCAACAGACCTCGTAACCGCAGAACCATATGTAGGTATGTAACTTGTAGGGTAACTTCCTGCTTCTATCTGCGCCCCGTAGATATAAGAGCCATCCGTTCCGTTTTGCGTTGATACATTCGCTCCACTTGCCACCGAATCAGTAGGCATTGAGCCAAAGAACATATTTGTGTTCACGCCACTTGATGCGGCAAATGTTACCGACAAACGATACCATCCATCTCCATAGTCCTCAATATCGGAATCTATTGGCGCACTATACGAACTCCATCCTGTAAAGTTACCGACCTTCGTTCCGTCTGCAAGGTTAAATAATACAGGTTTGTTTAATGACTGCGCTCCTGCACCTAAAACAAAATAGTCATATCCATTAGCTTTTGCAAAAATTGAGATGGTTACATCTCCATTGTAAGCTGATGAACCCGTAGTGTAAATAATATGTTCAGCACTTGATGCTGTACCAATCAAAGAAGTTGCATTGTTTAGACCTTCTGGTGATGTTGCAGCGTTAGCTGTTGCTGTTGCCGCTACAATACCAAATCCTGTACCGCTAAAGTATTCACTATGTGCGTTACCATTCGTCCTCAAAGGCTCAAGTAAAAGAGAAGGACACGAAGCACCACCACTATAATCTAATCTCGGTAAGTCCTCTAATATACCTGCTTGTGCAGTAGATGCTCCTGTTTCAATGTAGTCAGTAGCAACCATTGAAGATTCCGCTTGTGCGCCAAAGAAATACATCCCCTGCGTAACATCGCCTACATATGTGTCTTGGTCTAAATCATCACGGAAGTTCATAGCGATATACTCGGAACTTCCATTACTTACAAAAAACAAAGAACAACGATACCAATCATTACCTACTGAAGTAATAGTAGGTATTCCCGAACCATTAGCCATAACAGCAGTTTCTGCTGATAAATCAAATACCGCAGTAAGAGCAGATGAACCATCATTCATACGCAGTTTAGTGCGACCATTTGCCTTTGCATAGAATGAAATTGTAATAGTTTCACCTCCCGAATAAGAACCTATTAACTGAAAGAAATTGTGTTGCCCATTACCTGTTGTTTCTAAAATAGAATCAGCAGTAATATTACCATCTATAGGATTGGTAGTTGCATTTGCAGAAACACTTACATTAGTTTTATTCCAAGCAGAATTTGTCCAATCAGCAGAGTGTAGAATAAGATTCTCTCTACCCTTCTCAATAAGACCATTAACATCTACCCTTGTAGCAGCAAGATTTGAACCCCTACTAAATGTAAAATCCCCACTACCATCCGTAGGGCGTATGCTATACAACTTACCATCCTTTACCGCACTCGGCAGCATTACTAATGAGGCATCCTTATACAGACTCATATCAATTCGTTTAATTCGTTAATAGTACAGGTTCTCGCTTCGGTATCACCTCCTGCTGCTTCTACCCTAACATCATAAGCATCCATCAATTGTCTGCCTCTATCTGCTTGTGGGAATCTTCTCAATGATTTAGAAACACACTCAAAAGCCTCCATCGTAGCACCATCCTCTAATGCTCTTTGTTGGAATTGTGCAGGGTCTAATATATAGAACATTGCACTTCCCCAACCTATCTGGTTAGTGAACGCATCACCACTACCCCACCAAGTAGAGCCGTAGATTGCTCCATATCCTTTTTCATCACTTGCCATTATTCTCTAATTTTTTTACGAGTTTCTGTAGCCTTTTTAGGTTAACCTCCTTTGGCTCGTAGCGTTTCTTACAACTGCCAACCGTTGAAGACCGCATCTTTGTCTGGGTACATATCGTCATTCGTTGCTCCATTATATTCGGGATAGCTTGAGTTGTTAAAAGCCATAAAGTCAATAAACCTACGAGTGTAGTGTTCAGCTATATCTCTATGCTTGTTCGTTAAGAAGTCCACCTCGTTCTTCTCCATCGCTATACTGTTCTCTGCCGTGTGCTTGTAAGCACCTCCATTACCTATCGTATAGGCAGCGTGAGGTAAATACTCTACCATAGCCCAATGAATCAACATAGGTTGTATATAGTCATCTAACAAAGTTGCATAAGCTACAGGTAGCGTATCTGCTATGATGTCTTCTCGCAACTTATCGTACAACTTTGTACCCAAGTAGTTTTGAATATGTATCTCCTGTGCAATCTCTATAAATTGCAAGAACTTATCGGAGTCTACATTTCCAGAGATTACGCTATTGCGTACTAAATCGTCTCTTTTTATGAATAAAACCTTTGCCATTATTTTCCGTAATTAGGGTGATGCCCTCTGTCTTCACGAGTAATAGGTGCTATTGCTACCTCTTTAGGATTTTTAGGTAGTTTAAAGCCTTGTCTTACCGCTTGATTCACATTTATAAATTCAGTTCCTCGTAGGGCATCGCCACCATAAGGTTCACCATTCTTCTTTATTTTCTTCTTGTAGATTCTACGCTCCCATCTATGGTAGCAGTTTACACCACCTTTCCACTCAAACAGAGAGTAGTTTCTACCCTTGTGTCCAAAGCTCTTATTCACACCTCTTGCACTCATCATACCGATGTCTTCCTTGCGGTATAACTTGCCTTGTGATATCATAGTCTTACAGAAAGGTCTTGACTCTCCTTCGGGCTTCTTTTTAGTGCCTTTAGCGTACTTGTAGCGAACTTTGTATAGTTCGGTGTCTTGTTTACTATCTTGCGTAGCAGAGAGGCTTACAAGCCCGTTTAAATAGCTTTCAACATCAAAGTCCTCTGGCTCTTCTCCTACTTCTTCTGCATCAATGAGTTCATAGCCCTCTGGCTCTTCCTCACCCAAGTCAGCCAATGCATCTAACATCTCGTGGGCTAACTCGTCATCAAGAAAAGGGCGGCTATCGTCCCCCAACTCTACCTTGCTTAATTCTTCTTTTTCCTCTTCAATCATATCCCCTTGAAGTTCCAAAGGTTGTAGTGTCTTGAAGAATACATTTAATGAAGCACCATTCACCGCAAGGATGTCATCAATAGCATCTAATATCAACTCTTGGATAGGTCTAACAACCGTGTTGTGGAATAAGAGACTTGCAGTCTTCAATTCATCAGCATTGTTACCTAATCCTGTATTGTCCTTGATACCCATCAACATAGGTGAAGTAACCCTATGGGCTACCATCAACTTCCGCATAGCCTCGTCTGCTAAAAACTGATACTGCTCACTCGCATCACTCAATTGGACAGGCTCAATACTTGCAGCCATCTCCTTGTTGTCGTTAAACGCCAAGATAAACTTACCAGAGTTAGATGAACCGCTAAACTTCTGTATGATTCGTCTCTCTATAAGCTCACGCTCTTCCTCCGTTGGTACACCATTGTTGAAGTTAATCAACATACTTGGTGAGAGTCCGTTCTTAATGTTATTGATGTGGTAGTTTGCTACCTCCTCTTCCAACTCTGCATAAGGTAAACCACCTTGATAGTCTACAGGTGAGTAGTAGTAAAATCCACTACGATAAGGCTTAATACAATAAATCTCTAAACCCTCACCTTTCTCTCCATAACCAAAGGCAGGTATTCTAATAGGCTCAAAACCTTTCTTACGAATCTTTGTCCAATCTTTAGAGTAGTAGTATCCTGTAACCTCACCATCGTCATTCATCTTCTCCATACGAAGAGTCTCAATAGGCATATGCTCTACTTGGACAATCTTTGTCTTGTCCTTGTTGTAGATAACTTGCATAGCCGCTTGACCCATAGCCTTTAAATCAAAGGTTATCTTACGCATACAAGTACGAGAGAAGAGACTCTTCATCATAGCGTACTCATCAGGCTTTCGTGATGCATCAGTAGCATACAAACCCTTTCCGTAGATAAGCTCGGTCATACCATTGATAATGGCATTGTTGGTAGCACTCCCATTGTACCTGTCTATAAGAAATTGGAAGTAGTTGTTATCCTCACCATAGGCTACCCATTGCTTACGATTGTCTTCTACAACCGCAGGGGTAGTATGCGTTGCGAGGTTTACGATGCGTATATTGCTCATCGGTAAATGTATTGATTATCATTATCCGTGTCCTCATAGTAAGTGAACTCACCACTATTGACACTAAACTTCTCAAGGTTAGTCTGATTAGTACAATAGACCTTGCCTCTATATATCTCGTTAGAGCCTGTTATTCTTATTGTGTAATACTTACCCTGTACGAATGTATAAGCAGGTGTTATATGCAAGTAATTCGCCTCCTTCGTAGCCGTTAGAGACTCCGTAGCGGACACATTGGTTTCCTCATCTGTAATCTTAACAGATACACTTGTATCAAACGCTCTTGGAACGAAATATATCTTCTTGTCTGTTGTAGTTACTATATGCATAATAGGTTAACCACAACAATGGCAAAGTGTTATCAAAAAGAAAGGGCAACCCCGAAGAGCTGCCCTAACCAAACCAAAACACCTATGTCAAGTGCCGTTGCTAATATACTACTTAATTACGAAACAACAATAGTATCTGTAGCTGAACTCATTCCTGCGAATGGGTTGCCATCAGTTGCTCCTGCAATGAAGTTAGCAGCAGTACGCTCCATAGCATTGAAGGTAAGAGTGTAACCACTCATATCTCCCATAGCAGCACCAGAGGCAATAGTACCACCTGTTACATCTGCTCCGTGTTCACGACCTACCAAGTAAGCGTTACCATTGTAGTCCTCTACAACGATGTGAGGTCTTCCGTAAGCCATTAACTTCAACTCGTTGTTATCTTCCTTGCTTAATTGAGGCAAAGTAAGGTTAACCGCTTGGTCAAAGAATACTGTTCCGTTCTCACGAGAAGCGTTAATAGTTTGCTCTACACTTGATGTGCCTTTCAGCTCATACTTGTAGGCATTAAATGTTCCATCCATATCGGAGATTGTGT